TGCTCTACAACATCACCACGCAAACAACCAAGACCCTGCAAAGGAGATACTGATGAACACCTGCCCGAAATGCGGTTCGCCGCAAGAATCACCAGAACTGGACGGAACCACAGCGCGTATTTGGTTTACCTGCGGGAGCTACGGCTACGCAGACGAACCAGAACAACTCGTCTACAGGTCAGACAAATGCCTCGTCAGAGAGGAAATTAACACCCTGCAGCGCAAGGTCGAGGAACTGCAGATCGAGTTGGATTTCGCCAACGAAGCCATCGATCAGCGGGAGCGTTCTCGCAAAGAGACCGAAACACGACTTTGCGAGATCCAAGCTGCACAGGATTATTGGCATAGCAAATGGAAAGATGCGTGTGAAAACGCCAGAATTAAACACAAACAAGTTTGTGAACTAAAGCGGGAGCGAAACAGGCTTATCGACGACCTCCAAGCCTCCACGATCCACAGTTGCGGGGACTCCTGCAGTCGCCCCATGTGTGTGTTGCGGAGGGAGAGGGATGCTTACAAGGAGGCGTTGCAGATGTGTGTTTTTTGGGCTGAATCCATCAGCCGTAGAGTCACCGAGGACAGAGACAGCATAAATTGGACGGGACTGCAGATAGCTCGCAAGGCTCTGGCAGACATCCAAAAGGAGGCGAAATGACCAGCGCAGAAATCAACATCGCCATCGCGCAAGCGTGTGGGTGGACGGAGGATCGTTTATTGCCAAGCAATTCCCTCAGAAACCTGACTGGAAGGTATTCAGCCAAGAGTTTAGCTGCGAGCATGTCGGTAGCCGATGGGTCAGCGAAAGCGAGGAGGAACTATGGTTCTACGACTTCAAAGAGCAGGGATAGGATTAGCATTACTTATTGCAAGTGGGTGTGTTTCCTATCCAAGACCCTATCCATGGAACTTCCCACCAGAAGAAGAGTGGAACCAGCCTTTTGAAACAAGCTGGCAAAATGCCGTAGATACCTACAAAAGGATTACCTCTCCGAAAGGGAAGGTATGGGATCCTGTGATGCAGAACTATCAGCAAGACCTATCTTATGAACGTCGATAATCCAACCAGCTTTGCGGGCCTCCTTGCCGTTGGCGTGGAGCCAATCGTGACACTGGCGGCAAAGAGCCGCGAAGTATTCGTAACGGCACAGCCATTGACCAACCCTGCCCGCCTTGTGGTGGAGATCGGTTGCTTTTTTACTCTTGCAGCGTTCACACTGTGGGTGGAGGGCAAGGTACGCCTTTTTCTCCTTTGCATACTGATTGTATTCACCTTGGCGTTTTTTCGATGCAGCCCGCAACCAGTTGCCGCGCTTCAAGGGAGTTTTTGAACGAAGTGGAGTTTTTCTTGTCATACCTACTATGATTACTTGGAACGATTACAACCAGATGAAGCCCGATACAGAGGGAATCTATCTTATCAAAAACGACGAGTCAAACCCTCCTTTGAAGTGGGCCTGCCACTACCATCCCCACCATGGATGGAGCGGGATTGGACATATCCTTGAGCGCGTGATTAAGTATTGGAGTCCATGGCCCGATTCAAAGTAGTCTTAACTGTCATCAATGAAGATTCCGTTACCCCATTCGTGGTTGGCCCCAGATTTCGTAGAGGAACCCCTATGCCAATGGAGGCGTTGTTCGCTGAACGTGGCGGTTATTTCTTCGACCCAGAATCTGAAGTCGAGATGGCCAGAACATGCGCTGAACAGTTTGCCAAATACATCAACCAAGCAGAAACCAAGAAAAAGAAAAAATGAGCGATAATAATAAAACATACATTGTGTGCCATGGAGACAAAATTGTGGAGCTTCACAAACACGGACTTAGCAAAGAAGAGGCCGAAATGGAAGCCAGCAAGCTTATGGGACAGGGGTACAAAAACGTGCGCGTCCGAATGGAAGATCCAGTCCATCCAAGCTGGCCGCTCAACTTCGACGCACAATGAACATTGTCTTTGCCTACCACAACGGAGACGCCGAACTGGCCATGGAGTCTGCCAAGGCTATTACAGCCATGGGACTCAATATGCGTCACAAAGCCTATGTCTGTACCAAACAAGGCACTAAAGATTGCAACGCTATTATCCAAGAACTGAAAAAGTCTTTTCAAGAAGTGGATCAGATGTTTGTCCAAGACGGGTTTGACGGATGGCCGCTTGGCCCGAACCAAATGTTTGCTGATGCGGCTGCTGCCATGTACGCCACTGGCGTACCATTTTATTTCTGGGAGCCAGATTGTGTTCCGATGAAAGAAGGGTGGGTGGATGACTTGGACACTGAATACCATAAAAAGATCGGCATCATGGGTCATCTCTATGAAGGAGGCATGGCGTCCAATGGGAAAAATATCTACAAGATGATTGTGGGCAGCGCCGTCTATCCCCCTAACTTCTTAGACTTTTGCCCATCCGCACAGTCCTTGTCCACTTACAACTTGGCTTACAAGAATGCAGGAACGATCCCAGAACCTTGGGACGTTCGTTGCCGCTGGGACTTTATGGCCATTGGTTACAATACTCCGCTTATCCGCACTTATTGGAAAAGTGTCAACTACCAGTGGAAGGACGGGAAAATTGTTTTCTACGCCGAAGACCCCGAAGCCCAAGCAGTTCAAGGAGTCACTTGCCCAGACCGAATTATCTCCAGCCAAGCCGTTGTCATCCACGGATGTAAAGACGGATCTCTCCATAAAATGGCGCAAGAGAGATTTCCAATGCCGTCAGATTCCACGGGATTAAATACCCCATCGAATTCGATGGGTTTAGAAGTCACAGATGGCGACTTAGCGCCCTACCCAATCCAAGTCCTATGCGAGGCCGTTGGTGTGACTACGAAGGAAAAAAGATTGCGGGCGGTCAAGCAAGCCCCGCTCAAAAAAGCGAAAAAAAAGCGGGTTATCTCTGAAGAAGAGCGCGAACGCCGCAGGCAATCTATGTTGGTGATTTTGCAAAGAAAGCGTGAACGAAAGGCCCAATCGGCTGTCTAACGCTTCCTATGCACGAAGTCATTCACGAACCATCGGCTGAAACAGCAATCCTTTCCTGCCTCTGTCATGCACCGACAGAGGATCAACGCGAGATTCTTTTATCAATCAAGGAGGATCATTTTTACCTACAGGAGAACAAGATCATCTTTCGGGCGATCATGCGCTGTATTGCCAAGGGGATGCAGGCCGACATCATCAATGTCAAAGGAGAGATCGAAGCTGCCAACGAATACGATATCGTTGGGGGTGAGCAAAAGATTGCCGAAGTGGCAACTTCGTGTGTAGCCCACAATAACTGGAAACGCTATTATCCCAAGCTGGAGGAAGCCCGATACAGAAGATCATTGGAATACTTAGCCAACGATATGGTTCACAAGGCCAGAGACCGCGAACTAAAGATCGAAGAACTCAAGAACTGGTCTGAAACCACAGTGATGCGGGCTGACTACGAAATCGATGACGGCAACAAGCTTTCTATCGTCAATGCCCTAGATCGCGCTGCTCAGAATATCGAATCTACAATTGCTGGAAAACCATGTATTGGCATTCGCACAGGGATAACCCCATTGGACGATCTGCTAATGTTTGGCTTGCGCGGAGGAGATATGGTTGTCTTGGCGGCAAGACCAGCAGTAGGCAAGACAGCAAGCGCCCTTCAGATTGCCGAAAACGTAGCCCTCAATCAGAAAAAGCGGGTGCTTATCTTCTCATTGGAGATGACAAGCGTTGCTTTGATGGAACGCATGATCCGCTCGCGGGCGCGTGTGGGTGCTGCCGATATTCTCTCTGGTCGAGTAACCCCGCATCAAAAGCAATCTCTAGGACGGGCTGTTCAAGAAATCCAAGGCTCGGAGATTATTTGCGATGATAGCTCGGCAAAGTCTATCGGCTATCTCAAGGCTGTAGCCCGCCGCGCCCACCAAAGAACACCCCTAGACCTCATCATCATTGACTACCTTCAATTGGTCAAAGGCGACAGCAAGCGCGGTAAAGACAATCGCGTGTGTGAAGTTGAGGAGATTAGCGGGGGCATCAAAGATATGGCAAAGACTTTAAAAGTACCAGTTTTGGTACTGGCTCAACTTAATCGCGATCCCGACAAGCGCGGAGGACGCCCAAGCCTTTCAGATCTCAAGGGTTCTGGAGCTATTGAACAAGACTCTGATATTGTTATCATGCTCCATAGTGAAGAATCCCAAGATCACGGACAAATGCCCACCATGGAATTCATTGTTGGCAAGCATCGTGACGGCCCTACTGGTGTGGCCAATATGTATTTCAACAAAGCGATTACTCGCTTTGAGCCTGCTTAGACTTCCAGCAGAAATCTGGGAAGTCCAACCCTTCCCCGCCCTGTACATCAACTGGTAGGTGGACGCTCACAGCGTTATAGCATCCACAAATCCCACAAGCCTTGAGTTGCATGTCGTAAGAAGTTTTTCTGGCTCCTGCAATGTGTGGAAGCATTCCAGCTATACCCTTGCATCCCCAACATCCAGAAGTAGCTATTTGATGGGGACAGGCTGCACAGATTTTGGCCCTGCGCTCTGCCTCTTCTTGGGAAACAAGCTCAAATTTGCCATTGATAGCAAATTGATACATTGCTTTGACCCATCGAACAATTTGCGGAAATCCAAGGGTTTGTTTTTCTTGGGTACACGGGACGCAGTTGGAATCGCCAGCAAGTCTTTCGCAAAGATTGTTTTCTATTTGTGAAACAAAATCTATTGGAGGAGTGATTCCTTTTGAGATTAGAAGTTTCTCACAGTTGTTAACCATGTCACTCCAGTCTCCTCCACGAACTGGTTCATTGATAACTGGACAATTAACCAACCAGCCGCCTGCTGGAACACTGCTCTTTTTTTGATAGCAAAATCTTGGACTATTCATTGATTACAAGTTCCGCTTCGTAGGTTGAGTCTTCGGGAATCTTCATTGATTCCAGTTTGGTTGCAATATTAATCTGAATGGCATTCTGTTGATTCGGGCCTTCTGAAAAGTTGATAGATGCAGCTTCAGCAAGCTGTTTGATGTTTCGCATCATGCCAAGAGCCTCCATGCCGTCTAGGTCTTGCGCGGCATCAGCTGCTTTAACCAACACTTTGCCAGTTAGAAACTTGATCGATTTTTTCATAGTCTCTAGTGATGCCGTGATTTCCGACATCAAGGTAGGCACACCATCGTCTTCCCAAGGGGCTGGAGATTGCTCGTTGGTAAGACGCTCACGGCACTGAATCCAGCGTTGAGTATCGCGCCATAAACAAACAGTTGATTCACTGACCTTTAGTTCTTCGGCAATATCTTTCAGCGTCCGCCCCGAACAATACATGGAAAATCCCTTGATGCATTCAAGCCTGCGTCTCTTGTCCATCTCTTCCATTTTGGCTGGAGGCGGAACCAAGGCTATAGGTCTTTCAATATCCCAAGGATAAAGGTTTTCTTTTTCGGAATTATCTTTCCAAATTTTGACATGGTCATCCCATTTCTCACTATAGATCAACTTTTCTAGCGTAGCTTTGTGCTTGGTTTCCAAAGCCTTCATCACTTCTGGCATGTCCCTGCCAGCGGCATAAAGCCTAAATGCGTTTTGTTTTTTAAGTCGGTTTTCTGGAGCATCCCAATCACGCTCTCCGCTCTTGCGCTTTTTCTGCATCCAGATTAGTTTAGTAGAAATTTCTCAAATGGCAACAGTTGATCAGGGGATAGAAAAATACGGTAGGTTGTGGTTACCCAAAGACGGACAGGCAATTACGCCGATCCGTATTGAGATGGACGCTTTCTTACAAGGTTTGACCCCAGAAGGGGGAGGATTAGGTAAGGCCCGACATTACAGGAATATTGTTTCAGCTATTTGGCCAACTTTTCAATGGCATAGATGGGCAGAATTGAGCGCACAAGCATTTTGTAACCAGACTTATGAGGTTGATGAAACTACGGGCAATAGATTTGTCAGAAGCGTGACGGGTCTGGCTGGCGGAACGGACTCAGGAAAGTCTTATGGAATGGCCGCATTTGCGCTTGTCAATTGGTTCTGCGATCCAATCAACACGATGACCATTGTGGTTTCTACGAGTAAAATAGATGCCAAGCAGCGTATTTGGGCAGCACTGGTCAAGATGTACCGCGAAGCCCGAAACATGGGATTAGCCTCTGGCAGGCTCATTGAGTCCATGGACATCATCAAGCTATCAGACGAAGAGGGGGCTATTATCGACCCCGAAACGGGGGTAAGTGACGCATCCTCCATCATGCTCCTAGCGGCTGGCGACGAATACAAGGATGATGCCCAGAAACGGCTTCAAGGTAAAAAAAATCGTCGTATCGTGTTGATAATAGACGAGTTACAAGACTGCTCTGCATCCGTAATCAACGAAGCCGTCTGGGGGTTCAAGGGCGCACAAGAACTCTATATCGTCGGCGCTGGGAACCCGTCTTCCATCTTCGATCCACACGGAAAATTTTGCGAACCTATCAAGGGCTGGATGAGCGTGGATGAGGAAACCCCCAACTGGAAGATACGGGTGGCTGGTATTGAGGGCGTGTGCATCCGATTTGACTCTGAAAAAGACAACCCTAACCAGCAATCCTTCGATGCTGGCAAGGGACTGCGCTATCCATTCCTTCCAAAACCCAATGATGTGGCTTTGGCCCGAAAAGAGCTTGGAGAGCTTAATCCTCAATATTGGAGAAAGTTTAGAGGATTCTGGCCTCCAGCAGATGCCGATGATTCCACGATTGTCTCTGATATTCTACTGGCTCGTCATGGGGCTTTGGACAAGCCAATATGGGACGGAACCCCGAAAGATATCGCGGGTATCGACCCAAGCTACACAGAGGGAGGCGACAGGTTTGTCTTCACTCATCTCAAGTATGGGCGACTAATCTCTGGGAAGTGGGCAATAGCTGTTGAAAAACAGTATGTCCTGAACCGAAGGGCTGGGTCTCAGGAAGACTTTCAATACGAGATGATCCAGCAAATCCATGACCTGTCTCTGAAATTGGGTATACCAAATCAATGGATGGGCGTTGACGCTTCGGCTGGTGGTATTTTTTGGTCTATTGGAGAACGAGAACTTCTAAAAGGTTGGCATGCAGTAAGTTTTGCGGGAGCGGCGTCAGATCTCCCTGTCAGCGCCCAATACGCCATGAGAAACGAGGCTACTGGAAAACCCCAAGTCGGCAAGGAATTGTTCCACAACATGGCTTCCGAACTCTGTTTTGCTGCTCGTTATTTCTTGGAATGCGAGCAACTTAAGGGGATTACGCCCGATTTGGCTTGGGAGATGACTCAGAGAAAATATGTGCGCCGAACCCGAAAGATCATCATTGAGTCCAAGACCGACATGAAAAAGAGGATTGGAAAGTCTCCCGATTTATTTGACTCATTTGCAGTAGGATTGTTTGTTGCCCGCAAGGTATTCGGGGCCATGGCTGGAAGTGAGGCGATTGAAGAAAAGAATCGGCTCAACAAAGAATCATTCAAGAAACTCAAACAGTCCTTGACTCTAAAGAAGAATTGGTAGATTCTATTTAGCATTTATGGCTCAACTACCGATTGCCGAAGCTGATATCTGTATTTTTCAGGGGGCAACATTTAATCAAACTTTGTTTTATGAGACTGGAGAACCTTCGGCTCCAGTCAATCTTTCTGGCTATACAGCCAAGATGCATATTCGGTCAAAGCCTGAATCAAAAGCACTAATCCTTGAACTATCTACGAGTAATGATAGAATCGTCTTGAATGAATCTACGGGATCTATTAGGTTGTTTATTTCGGCGTCTGACTCGGCCCTCCTCTCGGTCTGTGATAAAGCCGTATATGACCTTGAGCTTACAACAGGGGCCGTCACAACCCGCATTCTACAAGGCAACGTAATTATTTCTCCAGAGGTAACCCGATGAGCAAGATTTGTATACCCATTCCTTCCAGCAGCGTTATTGGCGTTTCCTCAACTCCAATCAATACTCCAAGCATTAATATTCTTCGTGTTGAGCCATCAATCACGGGTCTTACTGGAGGCGCGGCCACAGACCTTGACTCTCTAAATACGGTCAGCGGAACATACGCTGTTGGTATTGTGGTATTTGTGGTAATTGCAGGAGTTCCAGCCATCTATCAACTAACCAATGGCACTGACGCCGAAAACGAACCATTTGTCATTCGTCCCAACGACTATGATAGCCAGACTGGAACAAAGCGTGTTTGGAAACGATTAATGTAAAATGAAAATCATTCTCTCACTTATTATCAGTGGAGCCTTGGTTGTTTCTGGCTTCGGACAAACCCGCAATGTGTTGGTTGGAACAAATAATACTGTTGTTCAGCCAACCAATTTTTGGAGCGCCGATGCCTCTAATGCTCGTTCTGGCCTTGGGCTTGGTAGCGCGGCCACAAATCCCGCATCCGCATTTCAGCCTTCTTCTTCCGCCCTTTCAAATATTGTCAGTGGAGATGGTTCTTCTCTGAGCAATTTGGCGGCATCCAATATTGTTGGAGTACTGACTCTTAGCCGTGGAGGAACATCAGCCACAAACGCAGAATCAGCAAGGTCTAGTCTCGGCCTTTCATTCTCCGCTCTTACAAACACCAACTCATCTACATTTCGCAGCGCGATTGGGCTTTCTGCTGCTTGGTTAACCAATACTAGCATTACAAATTTTAGGTCAGATATTGGACTTGGCTTGAGCGCACTCACAAATACCAATATTGTTAATTTTAGAAGCGCAATTCTTCCAAGTTATTCTGGAAATACCAATAAGGTTCTAGCAGTAAACTCCAACGGAACTGACATCGAATGGGTTACCCAGACTGGTGGAGGATCAATAACTTCTGGAATTATCGCTATTACAAATGGCGGAACAGGAGCAACCAATGCCGCCCAAGCAAGAACCAACTTGGGATTAGGCGCAACAAATATTGTTCAGTTTCGCAGATTAGAAGTTTTGTCTGGAACTAATGCAAGTATTTGGCTGCAAGATGAAAGTCGAATTGAGGGCGATGGTGTTTTGTATTTAAATGCTGGAGAATTATTTTTAGAAGTTGCTCCTGAATTTGGTGGAACAAACGCCAATTTCTTACAAGCTACTACTCGCACCAATCTTGGCCTCGGAGCCACATGGCTTACCAACACCAACGTCACAAATTTCCGCACGGCGATTGGGTTGGGTTCATCCGATTCGGTTCAATTTGACGAAGTGTTTTCGCAAAGTTTTGAAGCTACGGCGGGCGGCACTAATTATATCCGATTTAATAGTGAGTCAATAAGTTTTGGAACCCCCTCACTGGCAGCCACCACCCGCACCAACGTCGGACTCCCGCTCGCCGCCCTCACCAACACAAACAATGCCAGCTTCATACAGGCCGTTCTTCCGTCCTATACTGGAAATCAAAGCAAGGTTCTTGCCTTAAATTCCAGCGCCAATGGCCTTGAGTGGGTTGCTGGAGGATCTGGACTTGCTATTCCGATTGCTATTGTAAACGGGGGCACTGGGGCAACCAACGCCGAAACCGCAAGAACAAATCTTGGATTGGGCGCTGCTTGGTTGACTAATACGGTTTTGACAAGTTTTAGAACTGATATAGGGCTTGGAGCCGCAAATGCCGTTACATTTGGTTCTGCCAATATTTTGGGAGCACTATCTGTTACTGGTGCTGTTACTTTTGGAGAGCCAGCACAAACTAGAACAAATCTTGGGTTGGGCGCAACATGGTTAACTAACACTAACACTACAAATTTTCTAACAGCAATTAAAGCAGAATCAATGTGGAACACTGCGCTAACTACTTTTAATTCCTCAAATGAAACAAATTATATAACTGGAGGAGGAAAAAAATTAATTGCAAGTGTTTTTATTAATACATTACTTACAAACTTAACATTATGGTTGCCAAATACAAATGAATCTAATTTTGGAGATATTGTAACTATTAATATTAACTCCGCATACAGCGCAGCGTTTGATCTTCAAATAAAAGCAATAGTTCCAAACTTTGGAACTACTAACTCACTAGAGACAATCACAAACTCTGACACATCAAGGCATTATGAATATCAACCACTAACTGGTTGGACAGAAATATTTCCAGAAGTGGTTTATGATAACGGAGCAACAATGAAAATTAATAAAAGATCTTCCCCAACAGTTGCTGGTTTAACAATAAATGGAACATTATATGGATTAAAAACCAATGTTGGCCCATTTGAAGGTGTTGGTAATTTCTTTGCTTCAAACAATACAACACTAAGTAACGAAACTCTTTTCCGTGTTGGCTTGGCCGAAGCAACAAATCGTTCGGCTCAATTTGGATTCCGTGTGGCCCGCACTAACAATGGAGGTGAAGGATTCGCTGTGTTCAGCGTTTTTGGATACAATGCCCTTATGATGATCGGGCCATCCGATCGCTCGCGCACAAACACCGCAACCAATGCAGGTATTGAGGCTGATATTTTTTCTATTTCACCGACCAACAAAGTAATGACTCTCATTACCACCAACACAGGAGCCATGCAAATGCATCGTCCGATTGGGTTTAATACCAATGCTTCCGCTCCAACAAATACAACCAACGTTGTTGGATGGATTGAATTTTATGTCGGAACCAATTCTGTAAGAGTTCCCTACTATCAATGACCAATTACTGGAGACTTGAGAGAGATATTGACATCGTCCAAGGAAAAACATGGACGGCAAAATTTCGTTATCTAACAAAGTCATGCAAGGGTAAGTCTACTGTCCCAGTCAATCTTTCTGGATACGGGGCAAACATGGTTATTCGTGAGTGCGCCAAGGATAGTGCTACATTGCTCACGTTGACTTCTGGAAACGGGATTACGCTTGGAGGAACCGCTGGCACTATCGAAATTGAAATCACCGCCACACAGGCTGCAAATCTTACAGCAGGAGACAACGTCTACGAAATCGAACTATACCAAGGCTATACCTATATTGCATTCGCCACTGGTAAGGCCAAGGTCTATCAGGAGATTGCCCGATGAGCCAAGAAGTCATTGAGGTAACAGAGAGGGAGATTGAGGTTATAGAGATTGTGGAGCGCGGCCCCGCTGGGCCTACTGGCCCGCAACCCGATATCAACTATGAGGTAGTTTCAAGCGCCCGAACCCTAGAAGCAGCAGACCTTATAGCTGCCGATACATCTGGAGAGGCGTTTACTCTTACTTTGCCAGCAAACCCAAGTAATGGTGATGCGGTAGATATCTTCGACTTTTCTGATACTTTCGACACCAACAATCTGACCATCGCCCGAAACGGAACAAAGATTGAGGGAATTGAAGAGAATTTAGTATGTAACGTCGAAGGAGCTTACTTCACGATGATCTACACGGGGGCTACCCGTGGATGGCAGATTCTTCCGCGCTATGGCACTTCTGGCGGTGCTGGAGAATCCACGCTTACCACAACTGGTGATATGCTCTATCGGGCTACAGGCGTCAATGCCAGACTCCCAATCGGAACCGCAGGACAAATTCTCAAGGTTAACTCTGGAGCCACTGCCCCCGAATGGGGAACCATTTCTACTGCACCCAGCGGCCCCGCAGGAGGAGACCTCACAGGAACCTATCCTAATCCGACTTTAACTACTTCAGGTGTCGGCGCGGGAACCTACACCAAAGTTACTGTTGACACCAAAGGACGAGTTACTACTGGAGCTACAGCCACTCCAGCAGATATTGGAGCGGCGGCGTCAACCCATGCATCAACCCACGCAGATGGTGGATCGGATTCTATCCAACCATTTACTGGAGTAAGATTTGATACAGTCAGCCCCGATGGAACTCCTTCGGTTGGTCAGATGGTCTGGAACGATAATGACGGAACGGTTGACATGCTCCTCAAGGGAGGAAATGTCAATATGCAGATTGGGCAATCCTCCATCCATCGCGTCTACAACGATTCAGGCGCGTCTATAGCAAAAGGTAAGGTTGTTTATATCTACGGATCTCAGGGCCAAAGAACGACTGTTCGTTTGGCCGACAATGACGGCGACACAACTTCTGCCAGAACATTCGGATTCACCGCTGAAGCTATTGCCGATGGTCAGTCTGGTTTCGTTATTTCTGAAGGTGTTTTGAATAACATCTCTACAAGCGGTTTTGCTGATGGAACCATACTTTGGCTTGGAGATGATGGAAACTATGTCGGAACTAGGCCAACCCAACCAGAGCATGGAGTATTTTTGGGTGTGGTAGTCAAGGGCAACAGCGTTGGGGCAGGATCTATCTTTGTCAAAGTTCAAAACGGACAAGAACTTGATGAACTCCACGATGTGTTGATTACAAGCGCGTCTGCTGGACAGGTGCTGGCCCGAAACACAGGAAATACTCTTTGGGTCAACAAAACTTTGGCAGCGGCGGATGTAGGTGCAGCAGCCTCTTCCCACACCCACGTTGTCGCAGACGTAACAGGCGCAGCCGCCTCTGGCTCCATCACCACATCGGGCCTAACCCAAGCCACCGCGAGAATTTTGGGAAGGACGACAGCCAGCACAGGCTCCATCGAGGAGATCCAAATCGGATCGGGCCTTTCGCTGTCGGCGGGGGAGTTGTCGGCTACGGGCGGAAGCGGCGTCACCGATGGCGACAAAGGCGACATCACCGTCAGCGCATCGGGCGCGACATGGACGATTGATTCGGGCGCAGTCGGAACGGCCAAGCTCGGCGGCGACATTACGACAGCGGGCAAAGCCCTGCTCGATGACGCGGACGCAGCGGCACAGCGGACGACCTTGGGCCTCGCTGCCTCGGCCACGACCGACACGACCAACGCCAGCAACATTTCCAGTGGGACGCTTGCTGTGGCGCGTATGGGCAGCGGGACGCCGAGTGCGTCGAACTTTTTGAGGGGAGATGGTAGCTGGCAGACGGTAAGCGGCGGCGTTTCGGCCATAGCCTCCAGCGCCTCACAAGTCCTTGCCGTCAGCGGCTCCGACTTGGCGGGCGTGGACGGCAACACCATCGACTCGGCAGACCCTTTCATCAAGTGGAACGACACCGCTGCGCGTTTGGAATACGCCAACCCGCTCTCGCGGCCCAGCGGGGCAATGTATGTCGGGCTGGCTCCGACTACTACGGCGCTGGGAAGTGATGCCGTAAATTTACAAGGCTCAAGATTAGCGGCAACGTCAGTGGCCTCTGGCGCTAATTCTGTTGCTATTGGCAACAGCTCAAGGGCTGGCAACGGCCAAGCGGTTGCCATTGGTTCTGTGGCGGCGGTCACTGGAAACAATGGAATTGCAATAGGTCGAGATTCGGGCGCGGCGGGCAACGATTCTTGCGCGCTTGGTCGAGGCGCAAGCTCAAGTCAGGCGAGCAGCGTGGCTATTGGTTTCAATGCGACTGCATCTGGCGTTAATTCATCTGCTGTCGGAACGCTTGCTACCGCAGACCTTCGCGCACAGTTTGCCACGTTGCCGTTCAACGCGGTCTATTGGGGCGGCAGCACAACAAACGCGACCGCCACCATCCTCAACTTAGACACCACCGCCACCTCGCGCTTCACCATCGCCGCCTCCACCGCGCTCGCCGTAGACATCCTCTTGGTCGCCCGCCGCTCGGACACGCAGGACAAATGGCTTGTCGCCCGCCGCTTCCTTGGCATCCGCCGCGATGGCAGCAACAACACCGCGCTCATCGGCAGTGTGCAGACCCTCGGCGTTGATCAAAGCGCAGGCTCGCCAACATGGACTTTCGCGCT